GTGCCCTTTACATAAGTTTCAGATTTGGAATACTTTCCTTCAGTGACTTCTTTTTTGGTTTTAGGAAGTTTAGCACCAGTTGGTTTTGGTTCCTGCCCTTTTGGATAAACTGGTTTTGCGCCACCAAGACCACTACCTGGTTTTAATTTAGGTTCGTTTCCAACATTCTCAAGAACTTGACCTTCAAATTCTTCCTTCTTAGTGCTGTTACCCCAGTTGGCAGCACCAACTTTACGGCACTTCACCAGAGCACCAGATGCGTATGCAGAAGGCCACACAGAATAGCGTGACTTGACCTTATGGTAGCAAGCATCTTTTGAACCGCTACCCTTTCCTTTCTTGTCCTTTGCCATTACTTGTCTCCTTTCATGTGGTCTGCTGCTTTGTAACGCTTGTCACCTTTCATATAATTTTGATATGCAGGGGTGTTTGCCTTCTTGTCAGCGTTAGTGACAGTCATGCGAGTGTCTTTCTTTTCTTCTTTTTTTCCACCACCATAAACTGCTTCATATGCAGTCTGGATATCTTCCTTCATGCGGCGCTTGGCAGCATTGCCCATGCCTCTATCACCTTCACCAGTTCTCTTGTCAGCGCGGCCACCACGACTCTTAATTGTTGGGTCACTGTTAGAAACATCTCTACGAGTACCAATGTTAAAGGCAACAGCACGATCACTTCCACTCTTAGCCATGTATTCTTTCTTCTTCATGGCATCCTTACGGGGACCTGCCATCATTGCTTCATCAATAAGTTGAAGTTGTGACTCATGAATCTCACTGATTGTTTCAGCAGAGAGTTTTGACATCTTTGCAGTTGCCTCTTCAAATGTAGAAACAATCTCTTCGTCAATCAGATATGCAACTACAGTATCGAATGAATCGAGTTCAACACCTTCAGCCTTAACTTTATCTGCTAACTTACCTAATGCACTACCAACAAAGTTTCTTGCTTTTTTAACACCAGACTTGACTGATGCTTTTGCTTTCTCAACAGCACCTTTTGCTGCACTCTTAACTTTATTTTCTGGTGTCGATGCTTTTGCCTTCTTTTCTGCTGATTTAACTACATCAGACATTTTTACTCGTTTTGCTCCAGCAACCTCATATTTCTGACCACCACCAACACCTCTGTAGGTCATTGCTTTACGGACACCTGCCTTTACCTCTGCCTTTGGTCCAGTCTCCATTCCAGATACCGACTTGGTATCTCTCTTGATCATTGCACCACCTTTCTTAGCAGAAGGAAGTGCAGTTCCCTTCTTACCTTCTACTCCCATAGATCCATCTTTGGATCTTACGGTTCCTTGAGCACCAGCACCTAAAGTTGTACCAGTTGTATCCTTTCTTTTCTCAACTGCTTTCTTAGCAGATTTTGCAAGAGTACTAGAAGGTCTTACAACTGCTGCTGCTTTATCTCCCTCTACCTTTGCAACCTTTGCTGCCTTTTGTGCGGCAAGTTTTTCTCTTTGACTTGCCATGAAACCTTTTTGTTTCTTCGCTTCATTAAGAACTTCAGACTCTTCGGAAATATAATCCTCGAATCCTTCTTCAATTTGCTCCAAAGAAAAACCTTCCTCAAGGAATTCATCAATGATCTCTTCAACGAGATCGTCAACTTCATCCTGAGAAAGGTCTTCAAGTAAAACAGTTTCTTCTTCTACTTCTTCTTTTAAGTAGACTGACTGATATGCTGCCGCAACTTCCCTAAGGTCCATTTTGTGAAATTCTTAACGGTTATATTTTATTTATAACTTTCCGCCAACAACTCCACTATTCGCAACACGAGTATAATTATCAAGTGTACCCTCTTGAAGACACTTGAGATGCCATCGTGACATTTCAATTACTCCATCTTCAGTTGCTCCAGTAAGAAAATGAGAACCAAGAGGATCCTTCAAGACACTGATATACAAATCAAATCGAGTCTTCTTAATATAAAAAGCATCGTCAATCCAGACAACATCTTCAGGGATTTCTTTTTCAACAGTGGGATTAGGACCCAGTGTTGACGCTAGTGTCGGTTTCTTCTGTTCCGTTTTCTGTTTCGTCATCTGCTTTCTTGTTAAATCCAAAAGGTCCTTCTTTTTCTTCCATCTTGATTCTCAGTGCAACTGTACCTATAGACTCAAGAACTTTAATGATATCCTCTACCTTGGCGTCTTCACCAAGTTCTTTGGCAACATACCAATACTTAGGCCAGAATGATTCACCTGCTTTTTCGTAATCTTCAAGTGTTAGTAGTTTCATTTTTCAATTTCTCTTCTTTTGAAGTTTTAAAGTACAGTTTATAATATCGACCCTTGATTTCTTCAAGGGTTTTCATATCATCTTTGAATCCCAGATACTTAAGTTGTTGGTATGAACCCTCAAGTTCACTAATCAAAATAAGAAGGTTTGTTGATGTGACTGTGAATCCACCAAACTTATAGTTCTCAGGATTCTTCCTCTGTTCCCTGGTCATAACTTTTACCAATTGCTTGTTCGATTACATCATCGAGTTTCACAATTGCTTCTCTGATAGTAACGGTTCTCTGTGATGGAAATTCATAACTATCTTGTTTTGTAGAACGGAACAGCGCATCGCGTACTGTTGCTGCTTGGTATAATTCTAATTCAATTGTAATCACAGGTCTCCCTCCTTACGATTTTCAGAATAGTGAACATCAAAACTTCCACCAGGATAGCGTGCTTGAAGTTTCTCAACATTCATTTCAACAATCTCATTGAATGAAACATTAAGACCCATACATGCTTGAGCGACATACCACATGATGTCACCCAGTTCACGCTTCAAGTGAAACAGATTTTCTTCATTGACAGGTTTGCCCTGAAAGATCATCTTCTTGATAACCTCAGTAAACTCACCTGCTTCAGCAGACATTCCTACAGCAGCAGTAAGCAGTCGCTCGGTAGGAAAATCTTCTTTCTTAAGATCTTCAAGACGAGCGATGAAACTTTCGTAGTCTTTACTTTCTTCCGATGTAACGGCATTTACAAACTGCAGGTAACGATCAAAATCAACGGGTTGGGTCATAGTTAGAATTTCAGTGATGCAAACTTCTTGACAAACTTGTCGGCGTCTTCATTATTATACTCTTCTTCTTGTCCACTGTCAAGAATGTCATTCTGTGCTGACTGTTCACAATCATACAAACGCATCTTGGCACGGTCGATACCAACGACAAATCTTTTATTTACTGATAGATCGTTGTATCGATTCTTCAACTGCTTCACCATAATCTGCCCGAGTTCTTCCAGTTCATCTGTAGAAATAAGGGCAAACATAAGATCAGCAGTAGCAGGGAGACCAAAGGACTCTGAAGTGTCAGTAAGGTCAACATCAGAGCTGCCATAACCAGAACGAGTGGTCTGCGTGGCAGAAACGATAGGGACATCTGCTTCGACAGCCAGTCCTCTAAGTTCTTCTGCAATAGATTTAATATACGAATATGAATTGATAGTGCCACCTTGGCGATATCGTGAGGAAGCACATATATTAAGGTAATCAATGAAAATGATATCAGGTCTAAATGACTTCTTAAGTGCAAGTTCATTAAGAAGTGCTTTAAAGTGTCCACTATGTGCAGTAGCGGTGGGATACTCTTTAATTATAAGAGAACCCTGCGTTTTTTTAGAAATGTTAGAGACTTTTGTCTCGAACATCTGACGAGGCAGATTTGCAATCTCCTGAATGTTGATATTCAGAAGATTAGCATCGATGCGTTCTGCAATCTTTTCTTCTGCCATTTCACAGGTAATGTAAAGAACACTCTTCCCCTGTAAGAGTGCCGCTGCTGCCACATGACACATGAACAAAGACTTACCAACGCCTGTACCTGCAAGAGCGATGTTGAGAGACTTGTTGCAAAGTCCACCCTTTGTAATCTTGTTAAAGAAGTCCAGATCAAATGGAATCTTCTCTTCTGTCTGGTGATAGAAGTCATATCTTTCTTCATAATCTTGCAGATAGTCGTGACCCACATGATTATCAAAAGATACTGCAAGAGCATCAGAAAGAATAGATGGGATAGCATCTCGTCCTTTCTTCTCTGCATTACCATCTGCGATGCTGATTGATTCAACCAATGCTAGGTAGATAGCACGATCTCGACACCACTTCTCAGCAGTGTCAATCAACCATTGCTTGTCATTTGGAATGTTCTCAAAACTATTCAAAGCATCACAGGTTTGCTTATAAACCTCATCACTCAGATCTGTACGCTTCTCTACCTCAATCAGAAGAGCAGCAACCGTGGGAAGATTGTTATACTGCAAGATAAACTTTGAGATCTCCTCAAAGAGAATCTTCTCATGGTAGTTCTCAAAGTATTCAGATTTGACAAAAGGCAGAACCTTTCGAGAGAAGTCTTCATTGAAGACCAGATTCTGAATGACAGTGGTTTCAATCTTATCCATTACCTATAGTGTAAATATGTGCTGAGGATGTACTTGGGACACTCAAGCACTGGTTCTCCCCGATGTGGAAACAACCACAGAGGTGGGAAGACCACCAGTTTACCCCGTTCTGGTTTGATTGTCAAATCATTGAAGACTGT